CTGAAAAGGAAATGGGGTGATTGAATGGGACTACTTACCCCGAAAATTATCATAACCTAAAATCACTAACATGGTTTACCCAAGCACTCCTGGATTATTGAGCTTCAATACCAATGTGGGCGGAATTCCTATTAGCTACGTTGATGCGGGTGGTGCGTTAAAAAACGTCAATATTTACAGTGTAATTAACCGCATTTCTAGTGATATTGCATCAGCTCATTTTAAAACTGAAAATACAGCTGCTTTAAACCGACTAGAGAGGCCATCTAACCTCATTAGCCGGTTTTCATTTTGGCAGGGTGTTTTAATACAGTTGTGCTTGTCAGGCAATGATTATATTCCACTTTCATCAACAAATCTCGAACATGTGCCACCATCTGATGTGCAAATTAATTATTTACCGGGTAACACGGGTATTACGTATACGGTAATGGAAAACAATAACCGTCCCGAGATGAAAATTAGTCAAGATAAAATGTTACATTTTCGGCTGATGCCGGATCCTGAATATCGTTATTTAATTGGTCGATCACCACTAGAAAGTTTGCAAACGTCGTTGACAATTGATCAGAAGACGACTGATAGCAATTTGAACACGTTAATAATCAGATTAATTCAGCCGGCAAACTGAAAGTAGCCAATTACAACAGTGATAATCCTAATGACTTAGAGCAAGCACGAGAATCTTTTGAGAAAGCTAACGGTGGCGACAACTCTGGTCGTTTAATGGTGCTTCCTGATTTTTTAGACTACGAAGCCTACGAAATGAAAACAGATGTGTTCAAGGCATTGAATGAAAATGCTTCATACTCCGCTGATCGAATTGCGACGGCGTTTGGAGTGCCAAGTGACATGTTAGGCGGTGGATCGTCTACTGAAAGTCAGCATAGCAATAGCGATCAAATTAAGGCCTTGTATTTGTCAAATCTAAATACATACGTGGGCCCGATTATTGATGAACTAAGGCTGAAATTTAATGCTCCTGACTTGGAACTAGACATTAAGAGCATGTTAGATGTTGATGATTCAACACTAATTAAGCAAATGAATCAACTGTCTCAGTTTGACGCTTTGTCACCAGAACAAATTCAGTTTGTCTTAAAACGAGAAGGTTATCTACCGGAAAATTTGCCCAAATATGTAGCACCAGAAAAAATAATTCATAGTGAAAGGAGGTGAGAACAATATGGTTACAATCCCAGTTAAAGGTATGGTTACCAATGATGATGATGCACCGATTTATCGTGACTTTCTAGGAATGACCGTTGTTTCACCTCAAGATGTGATCGACAGTTTGCCAGATGACGGGTCTCCAGTAACGTTAGATATTGCTTCAAATGGTGGTGAAGTTGATCCAGCTACGGAAATTTATACAGCTTTAAAAAACTATTCGGGTGATGTTATAGCACAAATTTCGGCTAACGCCTATTCAGCCGCAACTATTGTGGCGATGGGGGCTGGTAAGGTACAAATATCACCAGGTGCTAGAATGATGATTCACAATGCTGCTAGTGGTGCTGAGGGCAACTATCATGATATGGACCGTGCATCAAATATGCTACAAACAGTCAATCAAAGTATTGCGGCGATCTATGCTGATAAAACAGGTCGTCAAGTTGATGAGTTTTTAGGGTTGATGGATAAGGAATCGTGGTTATCCGCCCAAGATGCCATCGATTTAGGATTAGTTGATGAAGTTATGAGCTTTGAGCCCGTTACCAATTTAGCTAAGCCACCGTTAGTTAATCATCGTTCTATTGCTAAGATTAAAGATTTAATTTCAGAAAACCAAAAATTGAAAAACACAACTAGTCAGATTAGTGAACACGAAAAACTCGTGCAAGCTAAGATGGCTATTTTTTATGGAAAGGATGAAAACACCAATGACTAAAGAACAACTACAAGCATTATTTAACGAGGTTAGCGCTAAATGCTCAGACTTGAACGCACAACTAAGCGCAAAGCTACAAGATGATTCTGCTAAACCGGAGGATTTTACTAATATTAAAGATGAATTGACGGCTAAGAAAGCACGCCGTGATGCAATTAATGATCAATTGAAGGAACTCGAAGCAGAAGAAAAATAAACCAACGAACAATAATAATGAACCAGAAAACCAGGTGAAAACCTAACACCGAAGAAGCCCTTGGATAAAGCTAAGAAGGCAATTAATGATTTCATTCATTCGCGGGGCAAGGTAGTGGATGCTGCAAGCCAGCAGGTTACATCTACAGAAGCGGGCGTATTGATTCCGGAACAGATCATTTACGATCCCACCGCCGAAATTAATTCCGTTGTGGATTTGTCGACTTTGGTTACTAAAACGCCAGTTACTACGCCAAAAGGAACTTACCCAATCTTAAAACGTGCTACTGATCGGTTTAGTTCAGTTGCTGAACTAGCTGAGAACCCGTCATTAGCCGAACCTGAATTTACGAAGGTCGATTGGTCAGTTGGAACCTATCGTGGTGCAATTCCTCTGTCAGAAGAGGCAATTGCTGATGCACAAATTGATTTAACTGCTTTAGTTGGCCAATCAATTCGTGAAAAGTCCGTGAACACTTATAATGCAATGATTGCTCCCGTCTTACAGGCATTTACGGCTAAAGCCACAACCACGGATACACTGGTTGATGATTTGAAGCATATTTTAAACGTTGATCTTGATCCGGCTTACAGCAAAGCTCTTGTGGTAACCCAATCTTTGTTCAACACTCTAGACACTTTGAAAGACAAAAACGGTCGTTATTTGTTACATGACGCTAGCGATTCAATTACTGGTGGCACGGCTAAAGGAACATTACTCGGTGTACCGGTCTATGTAGTGGGCGACACGTTATTAGGTACAGCTGCAGGCGATCAGAAGGCGTTTATTGGTGACTTAAAGCGTGGTGTGCTGTTTACTGATCGTCAACAAGTTACATTGGCTTGGAGTGAAAGCAAAATTTATGGCCGCTACCTTGGGGCCGCCTTCCGTTTTGGGGTAGAACAAGCTGATGCCGCCGCAGGGTATTTTGTGACTAATTCTGACACATCAACTGGGACTTCTGGAAGTTAATTGAACAAAATGTCGCCTAATAAATAAACAGTAAGCAAAGCTGGCGGCAATGATTGGAGGCGATTGCTTGGCTACGAGTAGTGCAGTATCAGTGGCTGACATGCAAGCATATTTGAACTTAGATAGTGACGAAGATACGGCTGTACTTCAAGCATTAATTGATGTAGCCGAAGCCGATATTCAAGGATCAATTGATGACAGTATTGATTTAGAAATTTATCGAGAATACAAACTGTTTAATCAAGCTGTGAAAACACTAGTAGATTTTACTTACTATAACCGGGGTAATCTAGGCGAACAAAAAATTGCCTATCCACCTAGTTATCAGTACATGATTAACGGCATTCGCTGGAAGATTAGAGGTGCTTATAGTGCAAATAGCAGTTCAGCGACTACGTAAGGTAGTTAACTTCGGAACGGTAGACAGTGTTGAAAATGATAATACAGGTGATTATGACACTAAATTTTTGGCACAGTTCAGTAAACATTATGCCGATTATCAGCGAACACAAACGCAAAGTTATCAAGTAAATGGAACTGATTTAGCCAATACCATCATCATTGCGATCCGATCCACCGATAAAGTAGATAAAGCACTAAAAGCACAGTTTAAAAATTCAGAAGACGTTTATGATATTGTGGATATTTCTAAAGGCACCACTGGTAAGCCGATTGATTATGATTTAGTTACTTTGAAATTACAAAAAGGAGTGTAAATCATGGACCCGTTGCAAGACCAGTTAGACAAATGGTTTAAACAAATTGGCGACCGCGTTCCTTCAACAAAAGAATCGCAGACAATTACGGCGGCTGGGGCCGCAATTTTGGCTAATAATATACGTAAAGTGACACCGCGATCAGACCATGATGATAAAAAGTATGGTCATTTACAAGATGCCGTGACTTTTCAAGATACCGATATCGGTGGTCAAAAGAATGGTAATAGTGTTGTAGGGTTTGGTAAAAAAGCCTACATTGCTAGATTCTTAAATGATGGTACGAAGAAAATGCCAGCCACTCATTTCGTCGATAATGCGCGGAAAAATTCTGAAGCAGAAATATTTGCCGCTGAAAAAGAGACTTATGATCGGTTAAAGGGGGGTGGTAACTAGTGGAACTGCCGGTAATTCAAGCCAGCAATCTGATTAAGTCAGCTAGTTATAGTTGGATTGACAACATTTATCGCGGTGCTTTTCCTGAAAATGTGGTTGACGATACTAATAAAACAGACGTTCTCATTACGGAATACGCCAATGAACCAGCTTACTATGCTAATCAGACGTTTAAAGGCTGGCAAATTGGGGTAGAATTACAGATCTTTTATGCCAAAAACACCAATATTAATTTTCAAGATGTAGAAATAGCGATTGCCAAACTATTTAACTCAGATAGTTGGCAAATTGAACAATCAAAAAATAGGATTAAAGACCCAGACACTAAGCAATGGTGCAAGGTCTTTTATTTTATCAAAAATTTAACTCTAAAGGAGGCCAACTAATATGGCTGGTGTAAGTTTTAAAGGTATTAATTGGGTAAAATTTGCTTTGCTAGATGATACTGGCAAGTTAATTACGACTGATAGTTTAGGAACAGATGGTGTGCTGATTGTCGATGGTGATGCCGAAGGTGCCACTACTGCTAATATCACAGGACTAGAAGAAAAGGGAGTAGCTCAATACGCTAACAACAAAGTTAAACGAATGGCGCATGGATCACAAACGCCTTCCGTTGCCTTGACAATGTTGGATATGGACTACACATATTCAATGATTATGAAGGGCTACGTTAGTGACGGAAAGGGTGGTTATGTATTGTCAACAGCCACTAAACCACACGTGGCAATGATTATTTGCTCAGATGACTTTGATGGTGAGAAAATTTACGACTGTTTTGCCAATGGTGAAATGATCGAAGTGGCTCATAATCATGGGACTAACACTAATTCCGAAGTTGATTACAATGGGACGTTTGAATATGATGCACTTGATCCACTTGGCGATACAGTATTTGTTGATGATAAGGGCGTCCAACGTGCTTACAAACAATTTTTCGGCGCTGATAAGCTGTTTTCAGAAGCTGACATGTATAAGGAAGTCTTTGGTGGATACGTGGAACCAACTGGTACAACCGGTACAACCGGTACAACTGGATCAGGATCATAAGACTAATTAAACATAATTCAAGCCGCTTATGGCGGCTTTTTGTATACATAAAATTTAGGAGGAATTAGCAATGCCAAAAATTAATATCAATGCCAAAATGATTGGAATTGAAGAACCTATTGAGGTGTTTACATCTATCTATAATCACGATTTAGCTAGCAAAATGAGTATTAAGCTGAAAGAGACAAACATTAAAAATCTTAAATATAACTTGGAATTGGCTAAGCAACAAGAATTGGCTGAAAAATCTGATAAGGAAGATAGCCAAGAGGAATTATCAGAATTAGAAGAACTTAAAATCCAGCTAAAAAGTGTTCAAAAATCGCTTGAAGCGGAAAAAGAAGATCAAGACTTTACTGATACAGCTTTCGAATTTATTAAAGAAGTTTTAGGCTTGAATGCCAAGCAACTAAAAACGGCTCGAAAGAGTCTTGATGGGGAAGGCTTAGGAGCATTTACTTATTATTTGATTTCACGAGTTAACGAAGGCCCCGACTACGATCCCCAAATTATTTTAGACGCCGAGGTTGATGAGGACGAAGACCCAAAAAAAG